GATCCTTTTAGGTTGTTACGCGCCTACCGTCGTCTTCGACAGAGCGCCGGTGCCTTGGAAGTTAAAGGTCGCCTCGACCATACCGTCGAAAGCCGCCGTCGCCTCGATCGAGGTTACGAGCACGCTTCCGGTATAATAGGTATCGCCGGTCGACGCGCCTTCGGGATAGAGGTTCAGCGTCACGGATGCTCCGGCGGTAAGCGCGCCCTGACCCGTCGTGTCGGTCTCGTCCCAGTAGCAGACGACCGAGCCGGTAAACGTCTTCATGCCGACCTTATAGGTACGGTACGAGTCGCCCATCGTGCTGTCTTCAATGGTATCGGCCGTTTCGGTCAGGGTCCACGAACGCACTTCGGCGATCGTGTTCGCGCTGATTTTAACGATGCCTTCCGAGCCGGTATGAGTCGCCATGTTATTGCCTCACGATGCGCTTTCGACGTCTGTTTCGCTGGTGCGGTAGCGCACCGTAAAAGTCATGCGGATCGAGCCGACCGGCTGCTCCCCGTCCGAATTATATTCTATTTCGGTTCCGCTTAAAACCGTGTCTTTTGCAAGCCCGTCGAAAGTCGGTGCAGAAAGCATCGCCTCTTCGACTTCGACTGCGATCTGGTCAAGCGTATTGTCGAGCGCAGACGTGCCTTTCGCCATGCCCTCGACCATGAAGTCGACTTCGCGATTGTATTTCCGAGGTCGCGTCATGGTCTCCGGCTCGGAGACTTCGCGGAGCGTGTAGATCAGCAATCCCGGCAGCGCCGAGCCCTGCATCGGATAAAAGCGGGTCTGATAGACGCGCGTCCCGGTCGTCGCGAGACCCGTGAGGCGGGTCTTTACCTTATCGCGGATCTGTTTGCGAAGGTGTGCCATCAGTTCTTTTCCAGAACGAGGGTCGTCATGCCGGTCCCGTCCGGTTGAATAACGCGAACGGTATAGGCGATCGCCGATATCGTGATCGTGTCGCCGTAGTCTGCGCCGGTCGGAAGGTCGGACGATCGGATGAGAAAGCGCGGCTGCGCCGAGACGAAAACGACACCGGCCTGAGCATCCGCGCCGAAATATTCGTTATCGAAGATCCCGTTGATCGTCGAAGTTCCGCCGCCCGCTTTGACGTAGGTCGCCGCGACGCCGAAATCATCGATATCGACGAAGATCGCCCGCTCGATATCCGTCTCGACTGCCATCAGCGATCGACCTTAGATGCCCACTTGAGTTTCCGCTTTGCAATCGGCGCGCTGTCGCTGATACCGACCGCGCGGTTTTCCTCGATCACCGGAGCCGAAGGCGCGACGGTCTCGATTGCCGAAGCTTCGTATTTCTTCGCGCGTCCGATCGCGATGAACTCGAAAGCGTCCTTCTCGGCGATATCGACGACGTGTCCCGCTTCGAGGAGTTCGCCGCGCCAGTAGGTCGAGCGGATCATTTCAATTTTCATCGAAGAACCTCTGCATCTCGTCGCATGTAAACCGGACCTTTTTCGGATCCGATATGGAGGCTTTCAGAAACGACCAGATGGTGCGGTCGCGTTGATATAAGTTCTGTCGTGACATCTCGTCTGGCTGATCATGCCAATATCGACGATCGGTCGCGTAACCATCCATACCACAAACGCGGATTTCGTCATAGCCGAGGAAATCGGCGAGCCAGACGGCTTTCGGTCCCGATAGATTGAAGTTCGGGATGATCCCGGCCCAAACGAGATTATCGCCGGAAAGGTCGCGGAAGTGCGAGACCTTATAAGCCGGATGATCTTTCACGATCTCGAAGATCGGCTTGTCTGAAAAGAGGATATACGAGAGCGGCAGCAGCAAGGCGTGCTGATTTACGCCGATCAGATCGAAGTGCTGCGGGAGGTGGTAGAGATCGGTCACAAGTCGCGGAGCCCCGCCGAGGACTGCAACGCTTCTGCCTTTGTGCCGATTTTTGAAGTGCGCGAGGTCGAGCATGATAGCCTTAAAAGAAATGGGGGGCCGAAGCCCCCCATCCTACGCCGAGACCGATCAGGTCGTGACGATTTCCTTACAAGCCGCGAAGGACTGCGCGTTGCGCACGGCAACGTCGACATCCTGGAAGAACGCGATGCGCGTACCGCCGGAGGTCGAGAGCGACGACGTGTCGACCACGATATCGAGACCGGAGAACATGCCGATCATGAGATCGTTGAAGTTGCCGAAGATCATCGCCGAGAGCGCGGTGCCGGTGCCCTTCGTCAGATCGGACGGGACGAGGTTCGTCTCGGCCACGCGGTAGCCGAGAAGGTTGTTCGTCTCGCCGAGGATGAAGTTGCCTTCGACGCCCGAGGACTGCTTCGCGGTCTGCCGCAGCTTGCTGACGACCTTGGAGTTCGTCAGGTAAGCGAGCGAGCCGGTCAGAGCGTTGTCGATAGCGACTTCGCGCTGAAGGTTGACGACGGTCGCGTAGGTGGGAGCGCCACCGTTCGAGCCGATCGTAACCGCACCGATGCCCGAGGTGCCGAGGATGCCGGTCGGCTCGTTCGAGCCGCCGCCCTCGATCGCCACTTCGTCGATCTTTCCGGCGATCTGACGGGTGATGTCATCACGCAGGACGGCTTCGACAGAGGGGTCGGACTGGATCATGAGGCGACGGGACAGGTCGACGTAACCAGCGACCGTCTTCGGCGACATCGTGACCTGAGCGAAGACGGGAGCGCCTTCGGTCGGAGCGGAGCCTTCGGCGACGAAGGCGACGGCCGTGCGGGTCGTCAGCTTCGGGATCGCCACATTGCCCTGAAGACCCGTCATCATGCGAGCGCCGAGGCTCGAAATGACGAGAGCTTCGCGCAGCGCGTCGATGAACAGATCACCGCGATGATCCGTGCCGACGAGGTAGCCGCCCTTCGACGTGCCGGAGCCGATCGAGGTCGTCACATCGCGCTGCGACCAGCGGATGTCGTTCGGCACGTAGAAGCCGCGCGCGTCCTTGCCGGTGCGCTTGGCGATCTCGTCCGAAAGCTCGCGCTCGAAACCGGCCTTGCGCCAGTCATTCGAAGCCGCCGCGTTGATCGCGCGGAGAAGGCTGTAGGAGCGCTTCTCGGCCTGAGTCAGACCGACCATCGCGTTCGAGGCGAAGGCTTCGGTGCCGATCGAGTCGAGGATGACGCCACGGAACTGCTCGATCGAAAGACCGTCAGCTACCGCCTTGTCGGCCAGCTCGCGCTTGTTGTGCTTCGCGCCGAGGTCCATGATGGCCTTGGCATTCCGCGCGAACTCGGCGCGGATTTCGTCCTGATTGACTTCGGTCATGGGACTCTCCTTAACGACCGTGATTTTAGGAATATCGGCTGCTCGTCCTACTCCCACGGATGCATCAGCGGGGATTGAGACGACCGACACTTCGAGAGGGGTCCAGTCGTTAACGCGGAAGATCGTCCCATCTGCCGCATCTTCTCGGACCATATTATTGACGCGATAACCGACCGAAATGTTCGAGCGGATCCCGTCTACGACATCATCGAAGACCTCTTTAGCAAGCCCGCTCCTTCCGAAGCGCACCGTCGCCCGCATCACGCGAGCCGAGCTATCGATAGTGATATCTTCGACGATACCGATCTGCTGTCTCGGATCATGGTCGAGCAGCAAAGGCGCGCGACCGGATCCGAGAAATTCAAGATTGATGCTCGACGCGGAATGGTCGAGCACTTCCGTACCGAAAGACCGTTCTACCGGCATTTCGGACGAAACCGCGATGCGCACGCGACGACCTTCTTCGTCGACCGGCTTCGCAGCCATGAACATCGAACGCTTCGAGAGATCGGCCGCGCGCTCTTCGTTGAGGATAGCGCCGGGAGCCATCTCCATCTCGATCTCGTCTTCGGCTTCCGGCATCTCGGCTTCGGGAGCCTCCGGCTCTTCCGGCTTCGGATCGGTGTCGATTTCGACTTCGACCTTGATCATCATGCGTTCTTCATCGGTCATGTCGGCCTCGCCGGTCGCTTCTTCGAATTCGATCGGCGAATAATCGTGCTCGTCGAGCCATGCACGAGCCGCAGACGCCGAAAACAATTTAGCGTCAAAACGGATAGCTTGCAATTCAGCGGTCCCGTCTTTGATCCCGTAGATCGCATCGATACCACGTCCGAAGGCGTCATTATCGCGCCGGAAGCGGTCATACTGCGCCGGATCTTTGATCCGCGCGGCATGTTCGTTCGGATAAGGACGCTCCTCGTAAGAGCGGTCTTCCTCGTCGATCGAGTCCATGCGTCGCGCCTTTGCTTCTGCCCATGACTTGCCAGGATCGCCACCCCAAAGAGCCCATGCGATCCGGCCGTTCGAAGGATAGCCGTCCTCGCCGGGAGAAAAGCCTTCGGCCTGTTTGTCGACTTCGTGCCGCGCGAAAAAGCTCGTCATCCGCCGGATCGTATCCGGCGAAAGATCGACCTTGTTCTTGATATCGCGAGCGCGAGCAATTCCGACCTCGGTTCCGCCGCGCCCGTATTCCTGCCGCCACGCAAGACCGCGCTTGGCTTCCGCAGCCATCGCGTCGGTCGGAACGAGATCGATCTCGATGCCTTTATACGTTGCCATTCGTCACCTCTTCGCCGTCTACGATCGGCGGTGCCGGTGCTTTCTGACCGAAAGGCTGGAAAGCCGTCTTGATGCCGTAGGTGTCGGCAAGTTCGCGCTCGGCTTCGATCTGCTCGAAGACCTCTTCGACATCGCGTCCGTAATGCGCCGCGATATCCTGCATCGTGACGATGCCGTTCTGCAGACCGACGACGTGCGCCTGAATTTCCTTAAGCGGGTCGACCCAGTTCCAGCCACGCGCGCGGAAGATCAGGTTATCGGCGAACTTATCATATCTCGTATCGGGGATCGGGATCGCGCCCTTCGTCATCGCCATAAGCAGCCAGTCTTTGAAGATCGGCTCGATGAAGTGCTCGATCATGAACTGCTGCATCATGCGGTAATGATCGCGGTCCTCCATCGTTCCCTGTCGGATCGACGAATAAGACACGCCTTCGAGATTGTTCGCGAGCGAGACATAATTGACGCCGAGACCCGACGCTATGCCGCGCAGAACGGCTTTCTCGAACTCGGCGAACGCCGAAACCGGATGCTGCGGGTCGAAGGTCTGAAACGTCATCCCGGCCGGAAGCTGCTCGAACATGCCGGGTTGAGCTTCCATGATCGGGTTGTGTACGTCTTCGAGGTCCGATCCGACATAGGAGTCACCGCTCGGCGAGGTGAAGAAACCCATCTTCGCCGCAGCGACGCGAGCCGCGACGAGTTCGGCTTCCTCGTAACCGTCGAGCATCTTGAGGCGCGTAAGCGCGGTCGTCATGGTCGGCATACCGCGCGTCTGGTGGGGTCGCTCGCGCAGATAGACGTGCAAAAGCTCTTCGGCCGGAATGCGTTTGCGCATGACGTTATTCGGCCGCGTGTAGATATCCGCGCCGGGATGGTTTTCGAGAAGGTGATAAGCGACCGCCTTCCCGAATTTATCGATCTCGACACCCATACGGATTTCGTTTCCGTTTTCCGTAGCGCGCAGATTGTATTGATCGTCGAGATAGTCGGCTTCGATGAAGTGGATCGCGAAGCCGTGCGGAAGGTTCCGGTTCTTCACTTTCTGGACGAGCACCTCGCCGTCACGGCAAAGCGTCTCGATAAAAAGTCGCTGGCAATCAAGCCACGACATTTTACCGTCCATCGTGCAGATGCCCTTGGAGCCCCACCGATACCACGCGTTTTCGATGATGGTATTGCCGGGAGCGTCGAGCGTACGATCAGCATTCCGACCACGGACTTGCACCCTTACGCCGGTCGATCCGACGACGTTCGTCGTCATCAACTGAAGATAGCGCTTCGCGTAATCGTTGTTCCGCGCCACATCGCGGCAGCGATCGCGAACGGTT